CGACGCCATTGAGAGGTCTAAAGTACAAAGTGACAATTCATCGTCACGTTTAGATCCCTGCTTTGCCATAATCTGATTCTTCGATTGATCGTTGAGGTCGAAACCCCAACGTTTTAAGCGGCGACGAATAAATCCGTCTATGCCTAATTGAAGGTAGAGATTCATGGTTGGTTCAATTGCAATAGTCCGCTCAGTTTTGGCGGACTTAGGAACAAAAGCAATTTTATTGCCGGGAACAATATTTAGAACATTATCCCAGAACACCTTCTGATCAAGTATCAATGACGGGCTTATATCAAGCCGTCGTCGATAGCTGTCCTCAAGTGATCCCCACCAGCGTTTATCATGCTGAATGGCGGAAATAGCTTGTCCAAACGCGCGTCCGGTACAGTCATAGGGCCATTCGGAGTACTTAAAGTACGTACTCCTATTGCCTTTCTGAGTGTTCGAAGATGCGCCTGGGCCATGCCGACCTTTTACAGTCAACTGGTCGTAATCAGGAAGATCACAACCTATCACTTTTTCGATCCACGATCGCGCATATGTAAAAACATCTACAATATCGCTATCATCGGACCAAGCCAACTCGCGCCAGCCAGACATATTAAATGCCCGGCAAGAGATTTCTGCCTTGTAAAATGTACATTTGGCAGCGATCTCGCGCGATTCAGCATCCGTATCAAAACGGAATTTCTTTAAAAGTGATGCCAATTGATATCTAGCTCGGAGTTCATCCAAGCTTAACATCTGTCCGGGAACATTACTAATCTGTAATCCCCAAACCTCCGCCATTTCATCAAGTCCCTCATTGGACCGCGTTCGAACTACGGTCTTAAAATGAGAATACTCTTCGATAGACAGAGATTGACGTAGATCGCTAGTAAGGCGATCAAGAACCTTCCACGCATAATCGCGCGGAAGTCTAATTTTAGCCGCATCACGCGGCCAAGAACCTCTGGAACTGTTCATACGTTTCATACAAACCTCCGATGTTTAGTTTACAAATAATAGACTACTTCTTCTCAGCACGTATGCGATCCGCGAGGATGCATATAACTTTGAAGAGTATGAACTTTACGAGTCTTGGTAACCATATTACAACAGATTGTACACGTTGTACCATGGTCTAAGTCTCCATAAGTTCGTTTAAATTGTCCATTATTGCATCGGAGTCCAAGAGGGATAGGGCCTTCTGACGCTCGATAAGAATCTGAGCGTTAGTGGCGCCGACAGGAATGGAGAATTTACATTCCACGATGACCGGTGCAGTTACGTTCGAAACCCCATCGGGGCCAAGAACGATAATATCCTTAGAAAATTTAAAGGATGATCTTTGCACACCCTTGAACGAGGCCGTTGGCTTCGCCGGGGTAGCATAGAAATTCAGTGTATCACGCGAATCAACTGCGTGGTCACTTGTATGAATGTAATCTGAACGAAACAGATGTCTGTTCAGATTTCTATATTCATAATCTGCATCAGCCGTAGTGGCTCCATCATTGTCTTCATCAACCGACAGTGTTATACTGTTGTCTTGCATGGCTAACTCCTTCTGTACATGGCTATTTTTAGGGCCTTTTCACGATCTTTCGAGAAAAGGGTTTTTCCTATAATAGCAAGGTCTAATAGTTTCCAAGCATCTAGCTTCAGTTTAAACCGAGGCATGATACTTAGGGTTGGGCTGGGCGTGCGCACTTTTGTCGTAACTTTCTTGGATAGGAATAAATCCGAACCCGTGAAAGTGTCTGACCAGGTGTAAACACCTCGTTGCACAGAGACCGCAGCAGCATAAATTTCACAACATTCAATTGTGCTTGTTGTGACCCAGGAGGCTAAATTCTTTACACCCGGATTGGGTGCAAAGGCAGATATTGTCTGACCGATATTAAAAAACCAGTCAGCAATAAATGAGAAGGGGGTTAATTCCCACATTGCGTCCAACGGTCTGTCTAGACCCCATATTTGGGATTGCGACAAATCATTGAGCTCTGTGAGGACCCCAGCAACACAAACAACTTCTCGGGATGAAGTTTTCACCGCATCCCAATTGCTATTTGCTCCCGTATAGGTTCGCCTATCGGTTTCTTTGCTTCGTTCTGTTTTACGGAACGTGAAGCGATTTCGACCGGGTATTCCAACTGTAAAAGCTGAAACGGCGTTCCTTACGTCATACACTAATGGACGCACCGCATAGCGGTATTCCATATAGCGATCTCGCAGTTCCTTAAGCTTTATTTCTTTCTTAAGGAATTTGAGTTCTTTCTTGCGAACAGCCCGGAAAATCCGGATCGCTCGTTTAAAAGTATGACGCATAAACATCACTGTTTCGTCCATTTCACCGAACGTCTCATAAAGAGAAGCTTCAGAAAAATCGATATTGGCATGAGCCCCTGTTACAGCTAGTTGCTGTAAAGGAACTTCGTCAATATCAGGAACATGCTCAAAACTAAGAGCATACGCAGAACAACCAATCAGAGCAGAGGCTGGCATAGTGCCATCTCTGATATCTCCGACCGGCATCACTGCCGACGTTTGGCCTGAATCAGGCCGCGAGATGTTTAGACGCTCGTCCGTCAAAGTAACAGCTACGTCTTCGTACTCCGTTATCACAGTTGTTAACGGGTTATTGAAGATTTCGCCCTTTGCTGAACGAGTCTTGTAGCGTGGTACGACCCAATCAGACATGACCTTATTTTCAAAACTAAGGGTATTGTCGTCTGAGCCGTATGGCACTACATTTTCAGTTCCATAAATGGAACTGACGTCACCCGGTGTACCCCATTCATAATCAATATGACGGAGTTTCCGGGAAGTGGGGACACTTAGATCACGCACTACCATAGAGCGTGTTCTAGGTATGGGTGCATTACTCATATAGCCTCCAATCTAGTAAAATTAATGCATGTAAGTAAGATTAAATTTACACACATATTGGCAAAAGTGCCAATTCTTAATCCCCGCGAATAGGTTTTAACCTATTAGCCGGGAGATACTTCTTACCCTCAATCGTTTACACGGTTGCTGATTAATACCCGCACCTTTCGGTGTCAAAGTACTAGGTAAGAACTTCCATCCTTTCGAAACCAACGACCATGCCTATCAGGGCATCG